CAAATATCTGATGCATAGAGGATCTCTATTTCCGAACTCTTGCGAAAGATATCCTTTCCAGATTGTCATGATCTCGTCGTTCTCAAATTTCTTCCAATCTCTCATTTTTTCTCCTTATGCATCAGATCGATACCTATTAGTCTTTCAAAATGATACCCGTGAGACTTGCACTCACACAAAGGATATTCCCTTTTCTTATTTTCCTTTCGTCCCGCTCTTAGGACTATCTTACCTATGCGACGTGAATATCTAAAAACCCCCGTATTCGCTCATGAACAGGTCACGGGGAACCTGAGAAACGTATTACAGACGCTCCTCACTAACTGCCTCATATTAAGTTTTCCTGAACTACAGGATCGCTATATCGTGCTCACGAGGACTAACGTAGGGGTGACTAGTACCCTAAAAAATATTGGTTCAATTTACAGAAACGTAATTTTCTGTATTTTCGCAAAAAATAGTAAATCCATCTTCTTTTTCATTATTTTTTATAGCAGCTCTTCTGTATGCCAATGCGAGAACTGCATACTCATAGCATTTGTCCATGTTAGACTTTTTTTTGGGTAATTTTTTTTTAAACCAATTCCACATAATGTATATCCATAAATATAGGAATGATTAATATTCTATTTCATCTATTAATGACCCAAACTAATAAAACTAAAGAAAGTAATAGTCCAACAGATGTAAATGCTTCTGGCCAAGTCATTAAAACAACAGCCCTGATCTAATGGTCAAATTGTAATGCTCATCAAGGCCAGCTTCTATGAATGAACTCTTGCCTGAGATGGTAGGAACTTGATAGCCAAATGATCCTCTTAACCCAACACGATAGAATTTAGTGAACCAGCAGGTGATTTCATCCCTTGCATACCCAGACACAGAAAGGTAGGTTCCTCCTAAGAACTGAGGGCGGTATATATATCCTATTGCCACATCGTTCATGCGAATTAAGGGGTGCTGTAATAGGGATAGGCTAACATCTATTCCATGATCTTCATGAGGAAATGCTCTTATTCCCATTCCCACAGAAACGAATGATCGATCGGATTTACTGTATCCATATACAGCTTTTGTCGGTATTTCAGAGCCCATCGTGACGTAGAACATGTCCTGAATTTCTTTAGGTTTTTCTTGAGAAAATACGGTTGTTGTTAAGGCCAATAAGCCGAGTGCTAGATTTTTCATTCTTTTCTCCATTTTTATATAGGCATTGTGATTGAAATAGTCCCGCCATACTCAATTTCATTAGGATGCGATCCAGAAGGCGGTTGTATTTGTGGGGATTTAGGTTTTGTCGGTTCCGCAGCATCATTAATTTCATTCACCACGGCGCTAGCTACAAGGGAAATTCCAGTCCCTGATATGATCGCTCCGGCAGGTGGGCAAGCCAGACTGATAACAGCGCCTAGCCCAATTAGGGCTAATCCAGTGATGATTGAAAACACGCTCCCTTTCGTGCTGGCTGCGGTTTTAGTCGCGGTAATGATCTTTTTTCCTTTGTGTTTGCAAAGCATCGACAGATCATCAAGTCTTTTTAAGACTAGATTCTGAATTTTTATCTCGTTGGGATTTTCTATCTCTTCCCAGTCGGAAACAGAATATATTTTCAATTCGCAGTCAACAGAAACGGTCATCAAATCCCCATTATGAACGGCATCCAACTCATCTCATGATCGCTCTTCTCTATATCCAACGAACAAAGAGGAGGCGCGATACCAGTGAGCATATAATTTTCGTAGAATTGTTCCTCTTTTTCCTGAATTTCTGCAATAACTTCTTCGTCTCTTTCTATGAATATTTCTACTTGCATCTCGGGGCTATATCCCAAAAGGTAAGCGCCTGCACATCCTGAAACTATCATTTGGTGTTGGACTTGGATTATCCAGTACTCAGGCACTATGCCATTTTGCATATCTTTTAAACGCCTTAATGTAGGACATTTTATCTCTACATGAACCTTTCCATCCCAACCATCTAATGAGGCGATTCTCCAGGATCTATTTTCGTCTTCGGCGCAAACGGTTTCATACTTGGTGTTGTGCTTATTGGAAATCCATTCCCTGGCTTCCGGCTCCATGTCGATGCCCCTTTGCATGAATTCATTGATTGGCGTTTCCTTTCCAAGAAGTTTTTCTTCCCAAACCATGAAGGGAGTTTTGTAAGGATTCTTCCCAGTAATCGAGGCAGCATCGGATGCACCTATTTTAGAAGGCCTGAGCGCATACCACTCAGGCGTATTTTGTTGAAGTTTAAGTATTCTCACTTGTCTTCCCGTATTTCTTTTCCAAGCCTCTAGTGATGGCAAGATAGTGTACTCTTTCGATTTCACTTAGTTTTGTCTTCCCGTAGGATTTCAAAATACGGTCTAGAAGATCCACATCCTCTCCGATCATGGCCTCTATCTCCAGGATTTCTTTGATGCCCAAGGTTTCGACTGTTGGCTGGATGAGTTCAGCTCTTATCTGTTCAGGTATTTGTACATCCGCTTGTTCCATTTCTTCTCTTGTGTAAATTCCTAACATATCAGCGGGGAAAGCTCTTCTTAATGCTAAAGCTTCAGCGCATTTGGCCAACATGATATGCGGCATCTTATTCCATACGTTCACTTTTGCATTGTATTCATGAAACATTGCTGTAGCTGCTACTTCGTGCCAACTTCCATCGTGGGCTAGCTTTTTTACATAACTAGTTGCGCTAAAAAGTGTTCCGCTCTTGTCATATACAAAAGATGGCTCTCTTCCTGGGATATATCTTTTAGTTCTATCGGCAATAAGTCTTAAGCCATCAATTGACGTTTGATGAGTTGCTACTCCACCTCTTTTTATAAAATAGATCTGTTTGAAAAGAGGGTTTAGCTTTGTTGTTTTACAGATCTCAATGAAAACTTCATATTCGGCCTGAGTAGCATCCTTACAAACAGTATTTTTGATGAGTTCCATCTTTTTTTCATCAAATTCTATAGAAATAATTTCGTTATTTTCACTCATCGCCTATCCCTCGCTCTAAATCGTCCAAAATGTCTTCTGCTCTCTCTTCTCTGTTATGTATCAGCTCTTCCCATTCATCGGTGGTGAGGTGATCTTCATAGGGTGTCATGTTTTCGTAGGCAAAATAGTTCATCAAATTTCTCCAGTTTCAGAAAATGTAATTAGTTTTAATCCAATTTGTCGAGCCAACTTCCTGTCTAGGTGCATTCGCGTAGTCAAAAGTTCCCCTGTTACAGAATGTTTTTTTTGATCCTCATCGCTTCCTAGCCATACTGCTTCATAATCTGCTATAGAGCTTTGCTGAAGAGAACAATTTGAATCGTATTTATCTTTGAATTTATAAATAATAAATCCTCTTTTTGTTTCATATTTTTTCATAGTTCTATCGCATCTATAAGTGATTTTATTTCCTTAACCAGATTCTCAGCTAAGTGTGAAATGTATCGTATTTCTAAGTGCAGATCGTCGATCTCTTTCTTAAGATCTTCCAAACAAACGTCTTCTTCTGTATAATCTTCGGCTATCATCATATTCCCTGTATAGGTTTGACCCGTTGCTTTCATCAACGGGTTTTTTTATGTGCTGTTCTGAGTATTTTAAGATCCTGTTATAGATCCATTCTCGCTCTTCTTTTTTGCTAAACTTTTCCATGCTTTCATCATGTTTTCTCTTGCTTCTCACTATATCAATATATTATGATAATTCATGAATTTAACGCAAGCGGTTTATATGGAAGAAACGGTAAACACAAATCCTCTCAGGGAGTATCTTTTAAAAAAGAACGAAACAGTCAATTCTTTCTCAAGAAGGTCAGGCATATCCGCCTCTACTCTTTACCCTATTTATCACGGCAGGAATTTACAGAGAAGCATAGCGGTAAAAATTTGTAGACACGCCAAGGAATTGTCTATACGGGATTTTGGTTTCCAAAAATAATTTGCACTGAATGTAAAACTGTTTTACATTCAGGTTATGAAGAGGGCCAAATCGAAAAAGAAAATTGAGAAAGTGATGCATGAATACAAGGAAGGCGCTCTTCATTCCGGTTCGAAAAAAGGCCCAGTTGTAGTCTCCAAAAAACAAGCCGTGGCAATAGCTCTTTCAGAGGCTAGAAAGGCCGGAGCAAAGATTCCTAAACGCAAATAACTCCATTTTGGACGATAGTCCGACTGAGGTGCCTTAAAAAAGCACCTCTTTTTCTTATATCAATATCTCAGTTTTACACTTGACTATTTCGTAGAAATATTCCCAATTCCTAAAGCAGGCTACGACATTCTCTTTCCAGTTTAGAAGATGTAAAGACCCGTCTGGATGCATCTCAGGCCAATGACATTCTATATCTGCATAATCTAGATCATCCATAACCTTAAAGAAGACACGATACAAAATTGGATCGGGTTCTTTATCTCTCTCTTCAATTTCTTTCATCATCTTTGTAACTTCTTTTTTCCTTCCCATATTCTCCTTAAAATAATATCTTTCGTAGACTAAATAACCGTGAGTCCAATATGATTGAACGTCTCAAAAGGCCAACTATGACACAACTAGATCTTTTCGATGAAACGCTTTCAAAAAAAATACATAGGCTTGAGAAGTGGATATTCCGATTGCAGAAAGAAATGCAATGGCTTAAGGAGATTCACAATATGTCTCAGGATAGAAAACCTCTCAAAGAGAGAGACAAAGCTCATCAGATCGATTTCTTTGCGGGGTGATTGAGTAGATTACAAAATGTAACCGACTGGATCATATCGTTGACACCAACGAAATGTTCATTCCGTTGATATCACCGATTTAATCAGACCAACTCTGTATTGCATAGGTGCATACGTCAGCATACCTATTTCCAATCCGTTATATGTATATGTCATACATACTGTCTGACAATTTCTAGGCTCTGAATTAAAGAACCTATGTTTACCTATGCACCTATGCAAGAATTACCCTGCATCATGATTCCTTTTGTAAAGCAGCTTTACATAATTTCATAGAAATGTTTTGATACGTCTCCATGTGGCAAATCATTCAAGGCGATTGTCTAGATGTCATGAAAACCTTTCCTGACAATCATTTCTCAGGCGTTGTTACAGATCCTCCTTATGGGTTATCATTCATGGGGAAAGGATGGGATCATGCCGTACCAGGAATCGAATATTGGAAAGAATGCCTCAGAATCACCAAGCCAGGTGGTCATTTACTTGCAATGGGGGGAACTAGAACGTTTCATCGCCTCACTTGTGCAATCGAAGATTCTGGGTTTGAGATCCGTGATTGCATTATGTGGATCTACGGATCGGGATTTCCTAAAAGTCACAATAAGTTCGGATGCGAAGGATATGGAACAGCTCTCAAGCCAGCTCATGAGCCGATTATGGTCGGACAAAAGCCCTATGAAATAAATCATCTTATCGCTATAATATCTTATGATTTAACCCATGAAATTCATAGGAATGTATGCCAAAGATCAAATGCAAATGTAAACGATGCGGAAGTGAATTTGAAAGATTCTCTAGCGTTATTAAACAAGGCGCTTCCGTTTACTGTTCAAGAAAATGTCAAAATGTACGCTTGGGAAAAACTTGCCGATGCAAATTATGTGGCAAGGAATATTACCGCACTAGAGCGCGTCTCAAGCTCGGCGAATTCGTCTTCTGTTCAAGAAACTGTAAGCACGAATGGATGCGCGGAAAATCTATCGGAGAATCTAATCCTGCATGGAGGGGCGGAAATTATATTTGCAAACATACAGGATATTTATATGTCCGTCACAACAAGCGATACATTGGAGAACATCGCCTTGTTGTGGAGAAACACCTTGGAAGATGTCTTACGAGAAATGAGCAGGTTCACCACAAGAATGGCATTAAGACTGATAACAGAATTGAGAACCTTGAAGTCCTGTCTATCTCCGATCATTTCAAAAGACACTGGAAATTTATCCCCTAACTACGAACCAATCATTATGGCCATGAAGCCTTGCGATGGCACGTTCAAGAAAAATGCTCAGAAGTGGGGGCAGGCTGGGATTAATATTGATGGGTGTCGGATTGCTTCCGATCCAAGGAAGATATGTAATTATGGTAGTCAAGGATCACAAGGATGTATCAGTAGGGGTTCGGAAGGAAATCATTCAGGGGAAATTTATAATGAGCGGATGGAAACGAAAGGCCGCTGGCCAGCCAATGTAATCTTGGATGAGGAAGCGGGGGCGATGTTGGATGAGCAGAGTGGGGTGAGTAAAAGCATTTATAGCAATACTCCTCAGCCATTAAAGACTAGTAAAGGGTGTAAAGGAGGAGCTTTTAGCAATCCTTTATCACAACATCCAGAAGGCCACGAAAAAAGTGCAAAGCATTTTAGGGGTGGTTTTACAGATACTGGAGGAGCCTCCCGTTTCTTTTATTGCGCTAAAGCCTCGAGTCGCGAAAGGAATGAGGGGCTTGATGAATTGCCGGGTATTGAATGTCAAACAGGATGTGGCGGAGCGATGCCCATTGATGATGATGGAAGAGAAAGGGATCGATTCAAGAAGATCGCGAAGAATTCCCATCCAACAGTCAAACCTCTCGCACTAATGAGATACTTACTAACACTTATATCCCCTCCAACAAACTCCCTAATCCTAGACCCATTCGCCGGATCAGGATCAACTATTGTTGCAGCAAAACATCTCAATATTTCTGCAATAGGTATAGAAAAACAACCAGATTATTGTGAGATAGCTAAGAAAAGACTTGATTTTGATCATCAACTAATGTTTTGATATGCCTTTTACCATAAGGCTGTGTCATGGACAAAAAAATCCGTAAAATAGAATCTGAAGTCAAGGGCCATAAACTCAAGAAAGCTTCCAAAGACCTCAAATCTTTAGAGAAGATGGACAAGAAACGCGATTCTTTAGTCGATATGGGTAAGAAAGCTAAGAAAGGGATGTGCTAAGACATGGCACGTAAACCTACTGGAAAACCCGTTGGCCCTCCTAAGAAAATTTTTCTATGGGAACAGTTTGAAGGTTTATGTGAAATACAATGCACTCAATCTGAGATTTGTTCTGTTTTGAAATTACACAAGCAAACTCTTGCAATAAAAATACAAGAAATGTACGGGGAAGATTATTGTACCGTATATAAAAGGTTTTCCGAAGGTGGACATGCCTCACTTAGAAGATCTCAATTCAAAATGTCTCAAAAAAACTGCGCGATGGCCATCTGGTTAGGAAAACAATGGCTGGGCCAGAAAGATCATAATGATGATAAATTGCCTATCAACGATGCTATCATCAATCATCTTCTCATAGAAATAAAAATGCTAAAAGATAAGAATGCCCCTATCCCTGAAGCAGATCAAATCGTTCAATGAAGCCGATAAGCGTTTCAACATTTGGGTTGGAGCTGTTCGTTCAGGAAAAACATTCGCATCTATCCTAAAGCTTGTGGATCTCATGCGTAATGGCCCAAAGGGAGACGCAATGATTATTGGTGTCAATAGAGATACCATTCAACGTAACGTGCTCACAGAGCTTTATAAGATGCTAGGAGGCTCTCCACCTTCATCTAAAACAGGTTCTACTCGCATCTATGGACGTAACGTGTACTTCGTAGGCGCTCATGACGAATCAGCCGTAAGAGCCATCCAAGGGTCTACTTTGGCTATGGCCTATGTGGATGAAGCAACTTGCATTCCTGCACCATTCTGGCGTATGCTACAAGGCCGTTTAAGCGTTCCTAAAGCTCAATTACTAGCAACATGCAATCCAGAAGGCCCGACACATTGGCTGAAGAAAGACTACATTGACCGTACTGATCTCGATCTTATTTCTTGGAGTTTTGAGTTGGATGACAACCCCAGCCTTGACCCAATTTATAAAGAGAATCTTAAAAAAGAGTACACAGGGATGTGGTACAAAAGATACATCCTTGGTGAATGGGCGGTTGCTCATGGTCTTATCTATGATTCGTATGATCATGATAATTTGTATGATAGCAATGGTGTGCCTGCTACATATTATATTGTTGGCGTTGACTATGGTACTAGTAATGCCACTGCTGCTGTTCTACTGGCTGTCACGCCTACGCAATGGCCACAGATAAGAGTAGAAGATGAATACTATTACGACTCAACACTTAAAGGAAGATCCAAGACTGATGCGGAGTTGTCAGATGATCTTTACAACTTTGTCAAACATAAAAGTGTCAGGGCAATATACGTTGATCCGGCGGCTGCGTCATTTAAAGTGGAACTCCGCAGGAAAGATTTACCGGTTTTGGATGCGAAGAATGATGTGCTTCCAGGGATTCGCACGACCTCCAAGTTCGTTTCTCAAAAGAATCTGGTCATTCACAAGAGGTGCAAGAATCTCATTGACTGTATTCAATCATATTGTTGGGATCCAAAGGCAGCAGATAAAGGCGAAGATGCTCCATTGAAGAAGCGAGACCACATCATGGACAGTTTACGCTATGCGTGCTATTCTGCTTTCCCTCAAGGTGAGTTTAATTCTCCTGATGAGAATCTTACGATTGATCAGCTGAGGCGTAAGGTATATGGAGAGAGTGATGTGATTGATTTTGGACAGGCTCATGGAGGGTACTATTGATGAATAAAGAAATGAAAGACAAATGTGATCACTGTTTAGATTCTAAAGGAAAGTTAGTGGTGGCAAATTCTACAGAAGTTTTAGAATCCGGAAAAAACATGGATAAATATCAATTTACTTGTGTTGAATGCTGCAAATCTTGGACATGCTGGTTTGGTAAATATATATGATTGAATGGATAAGAACCAAAGACAAACTGCCAGATCACCAAAGAGATGTAGAAGTCATATTTCTAATAGATGACTTTGATCCCGAAAATGTAATGCACAAACTTGAGAAACGTTTGATAGGAATTGGTCATTTAGATCATTCCTTTGGATGGAGCGTTAAAAATGGATATATAGTTAACCCATTTTATTACCCCCCTTTTGATTTGCATAAAAAATGGGATTATGTAACTCATTGGAGAGAGCTTGATGAACAATCATTACAGATATTATCTAAGAGAGGTTATTATAAGGAGGATTTTCAATGAGTGAATGGATCAGCGTTAAGGATATGCCTATCCCTAAAGATAGAGACATATTAGTTTTTTCAGAAAATAGATCCGTTTCTTGCGTTTGGTGTAGAGATGTTGAGCATTTTATTCCTAACTGTGAATGTGATGGTTGGGAGCATTCCTGGGGGAAAATAGATGCTTCTCATTGGATGCCGTTGCCAAATCCTCCTAAATCTATAGAATAAGATATGGAAGATCTTTAATGAGGATAATTTGAATGTATCTAACCCCTGAGCCCAATGATGAATGTCCAAAATGCCTAAAATGGTATCCGGAACGAGTTGAAAGTTGGAAAGGGGATTTGATGTGGAAATTTGAAGAAATTGGTAAGTACACTCGATACACGTATAAATGTCGGAGATGTATGCGAGAGTGGAATTCTATCAGATATACATTGCAAGAAGAAGAGATTGATAGGCAATGAAACTACAAGACTATCAAATCATTGATGGAAAGCCTTATGGAGCAACTTTCTTTGCAAGAAGTTTTGTTTTGAATGAGAATGTTGAATATTCCTGCAATCCTCGTTTCGAGGAAATAAAAGAAAAACTCATGCAATTGCCTGAAGGATTGCTATGGAGAGAGAATCAAATAATATATCGCCCGCCATACAATTCTATTCTATTTTTTCAGAATGCTACATTGGCTGTAAAAGGTCTTGTGTTCGGAAGAGCATTCAGGATTCATCGTCTATTTAGTAAAGGCATGAAGAGACGCAAGAAATGTTATGTTTGTGGCAGGAGAAGAATCGTATACAAATAAAACCTTTAGTATACTATAAGGATACCAACACATAGGTATTCTTTTGGGTTCATACGGTGGTGAATATTCGGGAGCAGGAATGGTCGATCCGACCGATTCAGGCTCAAAGCATCTAAAACAATTCATGGATTCTTTCTATCAATCCTCTTATCCAGCTAATGCATCTTACTGGGCTCAGGGAGCTATCGATAAGCGCTTCAAAGCAGGCGATCAATCGCTCTGGTCTATGGTATATGGAGACAATCAGTACTACCAAGCACGTCGATTCTTCTTCAATCTGATACGTCGACATATCAATATGATCTGTGGCTTCCAAAGAAGGAATAGAAAGTCTACAATTACCATTCCAGTGCAAGGTGATGCAGATCCTTTAGCAGACGACTACAACAAAGTGCTAAAATGGAGTGAAGATCGTGATGGTTTTCAAGAATATTTGTCTCAATCTTTCGAAGGCTGTTGCGATACCGGTAGCAATTGGCTGCATCTCTATCCTTCTTATACTCTTGATCCGATCTCTGGTGATCTTTTTACTGACAGTGTTGCATATTGCAACATCCTCGTAGATCCTTTCTTTCGTAAAATGGATTTAACTGATTGCTCAGGGTTATGGAGACGTAGATGGGTGAACAAGAACGCAGCAAAGTCGCTTATTCCTGGCCATTCTAAAGAAATCGATAAGATGCCCACAGGTGGTATCAAAGATGGTAGATTCCCTTTACAAGCAGAATTACTCAATTTGCAAGCCAATCAGCTCATGCCTATGGATGAATTCCATTATCGTACTACTCGTGAGGCTACGCTCATCATAGACCCAAAATCAGGTGAATCTGTGGAATGGGAAGCGGATGAAACAGATCCTGAAGACATGATGGAACGTACATTGGCCCAACAGCCTTGGCTAATGATTAAGAAAGTACAGGTGCCAACAGTGAAAGTAGGAATCTGTCTAGGCGGCAGAATAATGTATGACGGGCCTAATCTTCTTTCAATAGATTCCTACCCGTATGCCCCATCATTATGTTATTATGAGCCTGATCTACAGTCATTTTCGTGGCGTTTGCAAGGCATCATTCGGAATATGCGAGATGTTCAATACCTTTATAATGTTCGCAAAGTAATTGAGATGGACATTTTGCAGTCTCAGATCACTTCTGGATGGATCTATAAGGTAGATAGTGTAACCGATCCCAAAGCATTTAGACAGTCAGGACAGGGCTTTCTCGTGCCTTTAAAGGCAAGTGATCAGCCCATACAGAATTTAGTTCAGAGGATAGATCCTCCCAATCTTCCACAGAGTATGATGGAGCTATCAAGAAGCCTTAGTGAAGACATCACCAGAATCAGCGGAGTCAATGAAGAACTGCTCGGCGCCGCAACCGATGACAAATCCGGTATCCTCAGTATGCTCAGACAAGGAGCAGGTCTTACGACTCTCCAAGGTATATTTGATAAACTTGACTACACCCAAAGACTTTACGGAAAGATCCGACTACAGGCAATCCGAAAGAATTTCTCTAAAGGAAAGATCTCTTCGATCTTGGGACATGAAGCAGATCCTAGATTCTTCAGTAGCCATTCTCTTAAATATTCCATAGCCGTAGAAGAAGGCAACTATTCTACCTCTCAGCGTCAGATGGAACTCCAACAACTCTTACACTTCAAAGAGATCGGTATGCCGATTGCAGACAAGAGCATACTTGAAGCTGCATTCATCACCAATAAGGCTAAAGTCATTGCTGACATGCAAGAGCAGTCCCAACAGCAGCAACAGGCTCAGCAGCAAGAAGCCGAACAACAGGCTAAAGTTGATGAGTCTAAGATCATGTCTGCTTACACTAAGAGCCGTGTTGATCTTGCCACTGAGAAAGAGAAGCTCGCTAATGTTGGTAGGCTAGAAGCTTCCGCAGAACATGAAGAGGCATCTGCTGATTTAGAATTAGTAAAAACTATGCTAGGATTAGAAGATCTGCAAATGGAAACTATGCAGAAATCTTTTGATCTGGCACAAAGTATTAAATTGGGACGAAATCCCGAAAAAACAGAGACAAAATCAAAGCCTAAAGGAGGCCCAAAATGAAAAGCAAAGGAATGAAATCAGCTAAAATGCCTTCAGAACACAGCGAAAAGTCAGAAGGTCAACTCAACCCAACTTGCAGCCTAAAGTATGGTTCAGAGATGGGAAATCCTGGTGATCTAGATAAAAACTCAGCTGGTCTCGCTAACTATGTTAAGAAGAATAAGATGAAATATTAGGATTATATGGCTAGAAAAAATTACTATAAATCATTGGCTAAAAAAAATGCTAGTGGTTTGGAGATGATCGAAAGAAGATCATCTAAAAAGGAAATATCTAGGCCAGAACATAGACCAAAAGGATTGAGAAAACAAATTAAAAAAGAAACTATGACAAGAAAAAAGAATAAGTGAGGATCGTATGGCTAAGCATCATGATAATCACGGGAAGTCTGCGTCTGTTCCTGGCAAAGGCAATGCATCTATTGATCGGGGTAGCCATTGGGAGAAGCATTACAAGATGAGCGATGTGAGAGATACAAATCATATCGCTGGTACGGAGTGGAATCCTAAAGTGGCCAATACTAGGACTACTACTCATACTAAGGTTAATGGGGAGGATCACTAATGGCTGCTACACCTAAACCTGCTAGGAAGATGATTAAAAAATCATTGTCTAAGGCAAAAAAAGAATTATCATCTGCCTATTCTGAAAAAGAAAAGAAATCTTATGGGAAAGAACATAAGAAATTTCTTAAAGAACATTTAAAAGAAGGAAAATCTTGGGGTGGATATACTCCTAAGAAAAAATGAGGAACAACGAAGAAATAAGAAAAATAAGATTTGAATTTTTTAAGGATCTTAATGAGTTACTAGAACTTCATAAGAGATTTTTGCAAGATTCGGAAGGATCAGATCCCGATGGGGATAATTGGGATTTTGTATTGGACGCCTGTCAAAATATATTCGTTGACTGGGTTTTGAAAAAACGATCTGACGAATGAAAAACTAAAATTGAATGAAAACTAGAACAGTAGGCGCAGACTCCCTTGCCGCTCAATCAGACCATACCAAGTATGATCCGTTGGAGATTGGTCATGCCTTGACTGATGATATTCTGAAGGAAGTATGGAAATGCATCGATGCACACTATAACATAATCGATGAGCCTGAATTCTGCGTTGCAATGGTGAGAGCGAGTGATCCTCTTATTTATGGGGTAATGCGTAGAAAGTTTTATGCATGGCCATATCTTCCGAAACCTCGTCCAGAGCAGATTGTCTTTCACTATCAAAAGAGAACAGACACTATCATTAGATTATGGTCATTGCCAAGCGCTAAGGTGATGGCTGTGATATCAGAGACAAATGGGGTATCGTTTCAGTGGAAAAATACAAAATATTGGTGTGATGCTTTCTTCTCAGGATTCATGTATGACAATGAAACCGGTGGCTTCACCAATTATAATGAATCATCATTTTACAATGCCATTCGTACAGCAACAGGTATAAATCTAGAATCGGAATCAGAATACCTAAATGCCCACCGTGCCGAAATTGTCCAAGCGTCCAAGGATAATCTCGATACCAACGTCTCCGATGCCTTTGACTTCTCTAAAGTCGCGGTAGAGAAGGTCGTATACGATAGTAAACTTCTCCCGTATTAATGCATTCTCAATTTTTTTCGGCAAACATAGACATTCAACGGGAACATTTGCACCTAAGCAATTTACAACATTCCTATAATGAGCTAAATTTTTTTTTAGCTCTTCTTGGGCTAAATTAACACTATCATCAATAGGATCATCGGACATGTCTGAAGAAACTCAAGTTATTCAAGAACCAAAATTAACAGAACCAGTAGAAGATACGCAAGCACAACAGAAACAAGCATCTAATCCTCCTGAAGAAACACAAGAGCAAATCAACTGGAAGCGTTTTCGTCAAGAGAGAGAGAAAGAGCGCAAAGAGAAGCTTGAGTCTGATCGTAGAGCGACTGAGAAAGAAGCTGAGGCCTCTGCATTGAAGGCTGCAATGGAGTCTTTACTCAATAAGCCACAACAACAATACGTTCAGCAAGAGGAAGAGGAGACAGAAGACCAACGCATTGATAAGAAAGTACAAGCTGCTCTCAAGGCAGAAAGAGATAGAAATGAAGTTGAAAGAAAACAAAGAGAAGTGCAAGAACTTCCATCCAGAATCAAGTCAGAACACCCAGATTTCGATCATGTATGCTCTCAAGAGAATGTGGACTATCTCGCCTACCATCATCCTGAACTTTATAGAAGATTCAAAAATGCCCCAGAATCTTTAGAAACATACTCTGATTTGTATAAGGCAATGAAAAGGTATGTACCTAATGCAGATTCTAGAAGGGATGCAGCTAAGATTGAGAAAAATTTAAGCAAGCCACAGTCGATGAGCCAAGGTGGTGTAACTCAAACTGGTGATCATGCGCCTCATAAGCTGGATGATCAGCGTAGAGCAGATAATTGGCAAAGGATGCAACGGACGCTCAAGGGCATAAAATAGCTTGTCTTGTTAATAGTAAAGTTTATAGTATAACAATTTTACACATTCTAGCGTCATATAGCGGGTCGCTCCCGCTGGATGTAACGGGTACCTCCTCCGTAGGCAGTTTTTAGTTTCCCTCGCCAGAAACCGAAAATAACAACCTACGAGGAAACCATGTCTTCATCTACAGGCATTACCAACATTCAAAACATGGCTCCAGAGTTACCCTTGCAATTTAGCGAGGATTTACTCTCTACGCCAATGTTTAATCTTATCCACTCCTTTGGAGCGGATCTCCATTTTGCTGAGTCACATATCGGTAAAACTACACGTATGTCACGATACGAGAGACTATCCACAGATGGTGGACAATTAGACGGTTCAGGAATCGATCCCGCCCCAGAAGTGGTGGTCAGAACTGACGTGGACGCCACCACTGAGATCTATGCGAAGACTGTCGTCATAAATGAACAGGTGACACTTTTTGAGAACGACAAGGTGCTTACCAAGTTCACAGCTCTTTGCGGACAATGGCTACGTGAGAAAGAAGATCTATTGATGAGAGATCTTTATTCCTCATCTGTTAGTTATATCAACGCAACAGGTGGAATTAATGGACAGCAGCCTTCAGAAATTTCTCGTAACGATATCAACAACATCGAGCGTATCTTGCTAGGCAACGATGCTCGTACGATGTTGGAAGTTATCTCTGCGGAAAATAAATTCGGCACAGCTCCGACCAGAGATTCTTTCATTGCTTTAGCATCCACAGACATTACACCTGACCTTCAAAACGTACAGGGCGTATTGCTGAAAAATGCTTATCCATCGCAAGAAGGTTTACGTCCTGAAGAATATTGCTCAGTGAGCCGTTTCAGATTCTTTGTATCTTCAAAAGCTGCAAAGATCCCTGGAATCTCTCAACCATCTGGCCAAACTGTCTACACTATTCCAATGTATGGTCTAGAAGCAGCCGCTAAAATTGAGCAAAACAACTACACTGCTGTACTCGGCTATAGACCTCCTTATGTCGTGTCTTCAGTAGCACAAAACAGTCAGCTATACGCTAAGTTTGCTATCGCTAGAGCGATTACAAACCAAAACTGGGTCTCTGGCCTTAACGTAACAGCTAGACTATAAGGAGAATTTTTATGGCTTTCACATTGATTACACAAGGATCTTTCACCTCAACTGGGGTTAACGTAAAGATCCCGCTACCAAGCTCAGTTGATTACTTTAAAACTGTGAACTATACGCAAATGAATGCTACAGGTTCTGTGTGCGTAGCAGGTGAATGGTTTAATGGAGTGTCAGCAGCTAATGATGGTCTTCGTTGGAGAAAAGCAGGAAGTAGCGCGATCTTAATCGATCTTTTCTCTACTTCTTCAGCATCTAATGGATTCACTTATGTGACTTCATCTCCTGTTGTAGAAGCAGCTAACGCTAGCCCTATTACTGCTATTAGTCAGGCTTCAAATGCAGTTGTAACTCAGACTAATACTTACAACAATGGAGATATCCTTCAGTTCTACGGAACGACTGGACAAGCTCAGATCGGCGGAATGAACTTCCAAATTTCTAGCGTATCTGGTTCTGGATATACACTGATTGGATTGAACTCCTCAGGATTCGCTAACGCGGCTACTGCTGGTTCAACCAGAAGAGTGTCTTCAAACTTAGCGGTAGATCCTCAGTTCCTTTATGTCACTGGGATTTCTAAAGCTTCAAGTGCAGTAGTAACTTGTTCTGTTGATCCTACTCCTTACTATGCAGTAGGGATGAAGATTCACTTCAGTATTCCATCATCTTTTGGAATGATCGAGATGAATCAATTGACAGGGACAATCACTGCTGTGTCTTCTGCTGCGTATACCTTAACTGTAAATATTGACAGTACAGCATTCACAACGTTTGCTTTCCCAACATCAGCTTCTTCGCCAACATCAGCTTTGTTTGCGACTGTAGCTCCTGCTGGTTCAAGTACACAACAGAATGCTACTACTGGGTTATATACAGGGTATAATTTTGATAAGGCACCTTTCAGAACAGGGCAGTTTACGCCTTTTATGGTAATTTCCGGTGGCGCGGCTTCCCCAGGAGGAGCGGCAAACGACAAAATCATATGGCAAGCCTATAAGATGGAAGCGTTGCAAAATAGTTAGTGGACAGTTTATTCTAGCTTATGATAGCCTCCATGATGAATGGGGGCTATTTATGAAAAGATGTTACAGATGCGAGCAGACTAAAGATTTACTGGAATTCAATAAAGATCAAACATCGAAAGATGGGTACGGATTTGATTGTAAGAAATGTAGGTCTGAGTTTAGAAAGAAGAGAAGAAAAGAAAATCCAGAGCATTACAAAGAAATGCAACGGAAAAATTTGGAGAGAAATCGTGAAGCAATCAGATCTTCTCAAAAGAAGCATATCCTAGAAAATAGACAAGAGATTCTTGCTAAAAGAAGAAAAAATTATGAAGAAAATAAGATTGAAATTACGGAAAGAGAGAATAAGAGAAGAAAAAGCCCAGAATTTAGACAATATGCAAGGAATTATCAACAAAAATTAAGAGACGAAAGAAAAGAATTGATTTCAGCTTGGCAGAAAGTATCAAGAGCCATAAAGAATGGAAAGATGATAAGAGCGGGGAAATGCCAAATATGCGGATCGGAAAGGAAGATAGAGGCCCATCACGCAGATTATACAAAACCTCTAGAAGTACAATGGCTTTGCAAGAAATGCCACGTGGGAATAAAGGAAATTTAAAATCAGGCTATCATTCATGACCACAACCTACGGAGCAAATACCTACTTACCTTCATCCCCAGTAGTTCCCCCATTTTTGATCATTACAAACATTACTCAAGGCAGCCCTATGGTAGTGACTGTATCGACCACAAATGCATACATACCAGGCCAAATGGCCTATTTTAGCATTCCTTTTGATTATGGGATGTTTCAGCTAAACGGGCTGAGTGCAAGGGTGAAATCTGTGGACGTTACTAATTTGATATTCACGATGGATTTTGATTCGACATTATTCGATTCATTTGTGACACCATCTGGCGGAGAACAGCCAGCAAGTATGGCCTCGCAAGGGTCAAGAAATACATATAATTTCGTAAACCTTCCTTTCCATTCATTGAATGGGGGAATAGGAAACTAAGGGTAATCATGTCTTTACAACATATCAAAGAGCCAGTCACACAAAGAACACTTTCAGGAATCGAGCATGGACTTATGAAGGTAGTCGCTAACTCTGTTCCAGACAATGAATTCAAACGTTTCAAAGAGAAAGATCGTCCAGCTATGCAGAAATTGAAAGCCGACCAATGCAAGATGAAGAAAGTGATCTACATTAATACCAAAGGAAGAAAAGACCCTTATGAGCGGCCTTATTGCAAATGGGATGGAGATCCAATCCTAAGCTATAAGTTTTTGCCTGAACATGAGTACGAAGTGCCACAAGGATTGATTGATGAAGTTAATGCGCTTCGTGTGAATAAGAGAAGTGGTTTGCTCGATGCCTTTGAAAGACCCATCTTAAAAGATGAAGTTGAGCCATCAGAACATAGATTTATTTCTAGCCAATTTTAGTTAGCATAAGGGAAGAATTGAATTTTATCATGGGTATTTCATAAAATCCTCTAATAAAACGGAGGATTTTATGAAAAAATGTACCAAATGTTTGATAGAACAAGAGTTGATAGAATTTCCTTCTTCTAAAAAAGGAAGATTGTACACGTGGTGCAAAGCATGTATAAGAGAAAATTCAAGGAAATGGTATGCGGCGAACACTGAAAGATCAAATGCTACAAGGAAGAAATACTATGAACAGAACAGAGAAAAAACGTTAGCTAAGACTAAAGAATGGTACCTAAAGAATTATGAAAGAATCAGAAAGCGTGCAAATGAGAGAAATAGGAATCCTGAAGCTAGAAAGAAACAAAATGAAGCGGTAAAAAAATGGGCGAGAGAAAGAAAGGAAAAAGTAGCTGCTAACGTTCTTAAATACAGGAGAAATAATCCTGAAAAATGTTATGCAACGCAAGCCGTTATGTGGGCTGTTAGATTAGGTGTTTTAAAGAAACCAAATGAATGTGGAAAGTGTATGAGAGTAGTAAAATTACAAGGACATCATGAGGATTATTCTAAGCCTCTTGACGTTCAGTGGGTGTGTAAAATATGCCACAACCATATTCACAATAAGTTATTGGATGTAAATCCTAGGGAAGAAATATGAGCGCAGTAACCCAATCTAGTCAAAATGTAGCCTTCATTAGAACATTGGTGAGAGAATTGACCGCTTCTCCAGGAGAAAACCAATTAAAAACTTCCTATATTGATTCAACTTTGAATACATTCATGGTCTCGGATTTCCCTTACGCCATAAAGATAGATCAAATGAGGAGCGTGTATGAGTTTTTTACTGTTCCTTACCAGGATAGATATCCATTGGATGTTAATTTTGACCAATCTGTTCGAGATCCTGTTTATGTAGATGGAATACAGGGATCATTTCTAAAAGACAGACGAGAATTCTTCAATGTATGGCCTAAATGGCCTACTAAATTTAGTCCAATTGCAGGAAATGGAGTCACTACGACATTTACTTTCACTATCCCTGGGCCTTTCCTTGCTGGTGAGGTAACGCTTGGAGGAACTGATGTAAGCGGAAATCCTATTGCAGTAGCAGATGATGGGCTAGGCAATCTGCAATTACAAACACCCAATCCTACCGTTTCAGTCCCTGCACAGACTACAAATCCCGCCGTTCCAGGTATGTACAACCAAAACACAGCCAATCCTGGGTTACTAAATGTACAAAATATTGGAACCGTTAACTATGTGACAGGGGTTTTTGCGATTACATTTCCTGTTGCTCCCGCCACTCCTACGCAGAATTATCCAGCGATTAATCTTTGGGTGTCTCAATATCAACCAGGAAGACCCTATGCTTTGCTGTTCTGGAATAATGAATTCCATGTACGCCCAGTCCCGAAACTTGTCCACCGTATCACGGTTGAGACGTACCTAACTCCGGTACAGTTCATGTTAAGCACTGATAGCCCTATCTTGAATCAGTGGGCCCAGTATTTGGGCTATGGTGTTGCTATTGAGATACTTAGAAGAAGACAAGATATGGATGGCGTACAGAATCTCATGGAAGGGTTTAAAAGACAAGAGGGACTTGTTCTTGAAAGACAAGCCAATGAAGAGATCAATCAACGCAACTCGACGGTTTTTTCAAGCTCAACACCAAATCAGCAAGGTGGACAAGGTTGGTCACAAGGAGGATTTTACTTGTGAGTTCTTCGGGCTATCAACCTTTATTCATTAAGGGGCCACAAACAGGCCTCGTTGAAAGCAGAGAGGAATTTTTAATCCCTTCTGATGCTTTTCCCATTTTAGAAAATGCCTACGTATGGAGAGAAAGGATCAAAAGAAAACAAGCCTATCAATTATTAGGCAGATTACGAAGAACTTTGACTAATCAGGCGTTAGCCTCCACCTCAAGCACCTTAATCTCTCAATTATCTCTTGAGTCTAGCGCAGAAATACAAGCTGGATCGGTTGTAATTACAGACGGAACGAATACATTTACAGACAATGGTCTTGGAGTTTTAGTGGGAGTTCCTGCCGGATCGGGAACAATCAATTATGCAACCAGCGCTTATACTGTAGTTGGCTCAATAGCACCTCTGACAGTCACTTTCTCATATTTTCCGTGTCTTCCGGTAATGGGCATAAGATGGAGAGATCTAAGCCCGTTAAACACTGAAATGACGGTATTTTTTGACACTAAGTATGCTTACAATTTTACAGCTAGTGGATTTGTAGAGTTCATCCCTGGTACTACGTGGTCTAGTAATCTGTCAGCAGCGAATTCCAATTTCTTTTGGACTACCAATTATTGGACAAGTT